CGTCCACCCATCTTATATCCTTTAGGTGATACCTGTTTGTTGTATAGTCTGTTTGCCATTATTTTTTTCCTCCGTTTCTAAATATTTGCGTTCCCTTTATACCATAAATCGACGCCACGACAAGGATCCAAAGGTTTGTGAACCATGACGGGAGCTGCGAGAACATCTCGAAGAACAATTTTACCTTGTCCATCGCTGTCGGGTCATCCGATATCACTGCCCACGCGAGCACCAAGACGGGCAAACTGAGAATTATGAGAACGGCCTCGTCTTTCCAGTCTGACTGTCGGGCTTCCAGCAGTTTACCCTGGTAAGCTTCCTGACCTTCAGCCATTTTTGTGGCGTGCATGAGTTGTGCTTCACTCATAGCCATTTTAGTCTTCTGCTTGTTAGCGTAAATTTTACTTCCTGCTGAAACTGCTAATTTTATTGCTTGAAACCACATATTAATCTCCTTTTCTTATTATTGAGATAGCATCTGGAGCCCTGTTTGACGGTGGTATCGTCTTACTCAGGATTGTTTTCTGTATTGATGTGTCTGCTCTCATTTTTGCAAGCTCCTCATTCTGTTTTAACTTCTCATCCTGGTTTTGATCACTCATCATTGCTCTCATCTTGTCAAGATCTAGTCTATCTTTGCCCTCTCGTTCTTTTCTAGCGTTTTCTCTAGCCTGTAAATCCAATTCTCTTGATCTTAAGGCTGCAATTGGGTCATTTCCAAAGTCACCGCTGATCTTTTTCTCCTCTTTTGCAAAATCAGACATCATTTCAGAGATCAAAATGGCTTTTCTACCCTCAATTTTCTCTGTTAACATCCTCATCTCCTGTTGTAGCTGTGGATTTTGCATAGCCATCTGTTGCATCTGCGCTAATTTTGGTAATTCTTCTCTAAATTCCATCTCGATCTGCTCTTGTGCCATCAAACTTATGTGTTCGAGTATATTTTTCTGTATCGCAGCGCCAACAACCGGTGAATTTTTCACCATGTTTGTCTCCATAAAATTTAAATGCGCTGTGATGTGTGCCTGGTGGTCCTGTCCAGGGAATGCTTGAAACGGTTTTCCAGCTAACGCATCAATATGTTCTAGTGCTGGGTCCTTTGGCATTGGTTGTTCTGGTTTTTTTAATATCAGATCTATATCTTTTACACCGAGAGCCTCATACATATTTCTGTAGACCTCGTATTGATTGTGGATGGCAGGATTAGAAGCTGCCAGTTGCATCTCCGTCTGAGCGAGTGATATCCGCTGCGTTTGTGAAAAGATATTTGGATCCGCAACTGGCAATATATCTATTCGGTCGTCGAAATCAGATTGCTTGATTTGCCTTTGACCGCCAACAACATCATATGGATAAACTGGAGGTAAGTAAAGCTTAAAAACTCTCGCCATTAAACTAAACTCTCGTTTCATAGAAGCATATAATCTTTTATGAATCGCTGACATTGTTCTAGATCCACGTTCTAAAAGTGCAACAGTTGTTCCAACCGCTGCCTGTTGGTTACCCTCTCCTATTTGCAAATCCGCTATGGACGCAAATCTCTGTCCTGCCTGCACCACAACACCCATCAGATTTAATAATGTGCCTGATGGTTCTTTAAATGGTAATGGCATGAATGCATCTCGTAAGTTTCCTCCTGGTGCATCGACATCTCTAAACTCTCCCGGTTGAATAGGTTGTGCCTCGTCTCGCATCTTGATACCACGCATCTTGAATCCTGCTGGTAGATTAGACAGGGTTCCGGCATCAAGGAGCGATCGCAAAGCTGCGGTTGCTGATCTTGATAATCCACCTATCATGTGTATCAAACCAAAACCATAGAAACCAAGTCCTGGTAAAAATTTAAAGTGCACAAAATATTGTATCTTATTTCTTGTTACATCTCCCACCTCATAGTTTCTTCTGATCGATAATACCTCTCGTGATCCCTCTTCGATTGTAACTATGTAGGGAAGTTTAATTCCTGTAGGCTCACCTTGTGTGTCCATGTCCTCAAATCCTTCTAGATCTAGGTTGACATGACACTCTAGTAGTGTGAACATTCTCTGATCTCTACCCTTGCTCATGCCGTCTAGTTCTCTCTCTTTTTTGTCGGACTCTGATTCATTATCCTGACCTGGTGTTAATTCTATATCTCTATAGAAACCACCAACCTGTTGTTTTCGTAATTCATTCTCTGACATCTTAACAACATGGATGATTGATTCCGCATCGTCTAATGAGGTAGCCGAATATGGAACTACCAGGTCATCTGCAGGAACAAATTTAGAAACCGTTCTCTGCATAATCTCATCGTAATATATTTTTTTAAACGTAGATCCTGTTAGTGGTAGGTAGAATAACATCTGATCAAACTCAGACTCATACTCTTTCATCTCACCCATGATCTGATAATTCATAAATTCTTTTACTCTTACAGACTGTGCCTCTTTGTCTGGAGTTGGTGTGCCTATTATCTCTGTTCTGACTGGACCACCTGCTGGTAATAATTCTTTGTAAGCCAAAGATTGAAACTGTGTTACCGCCTCTGCCAAAACCGGGTGGACAGCACCTGATGCACCTTTAAATGGTTCTGTGTTGTCCTCGTATTTAAATCCTAAAAGATCTAAACCTTTTGTATAAGATGTCTCCCAATCTTTTCTTGATGATTTGTATTCTTGAAAATTCTCATATAGCTCATGACCTATTGGAGCCATGACCTCTTCTGGTAAAAGTTCTGCAAGATTTGCAAAGTGATCATCACCTTGTTCTTGACTGCCAACAGATGGATCAAAATTTATATCAACGCTACCATCCTCATTAGGTTGGATATCAATCGGTGAATCTTGTTCTTTTTGTTCCTCTTGTATATCTACCTGTACCTGTTCAGGACTTGGTACGTTTATCGTTTGCTTTACGTTTGGTAAAGTCTTGTCTATTTCTGCCATTTGTTTTCTCCAGTTTTACTGTCTTAACAGTATTGTAGTTAATATTCAACCCCTGTGCATCTGGGCCAGATTTTGGCGGTGGTCCTGATTTTTTCCCTAGTTTATTAAAAGTCATCGAAATCATCTGCCATTTCTGCTGCTGACTCTGCAGCTTGTTCTGCCCTTACTTCTGCCTCTATAACTTTACCCTCACCTTTGGATAGTGTTCTCACAGGTTTACCTGTTGCGTATTCTTCCATCACACGAGTTGTGCCCTCCATCATATCGTCAAGTGATTCTACAATAATTGCATTTGTATCATATCCACCATCAGGATCTGTCGCGTACACCTCTTGATCAACAGCAGCAAACTCTCCTTCTGGTTTTAGTTGTTTGTCAGCAAATCCAGCTTCGTATTTATCTAATCTACCTAAATCAGTTCCTTCTATTCCAGGTTTTACATATTCAATAGAAACTGGTTGTGAGTAATCATTTTCCCAGTTAACACTAACCTCACCATCAAAATCATCCACCTTAACACCAGGGATTTTTTCATTAGTGTAAGTTGTTCCTATAAGTTCATCTGTATCTTCATATTTAAAGTAATCCATGTGATCAGGATTATTAGCTTTGTATTCTTGTGTTCTAGCAACATCAGTGTAATAATCTTTCCCTCTACCCTCTGCAAACGCTTTGTCGTACTCTGCTTTACTAACTTCTACTTTTTTCTTTTTAAATATATTTTCTGCTGTTCCTTCTCTTCTAAATTTATCTAAGAATGTTGGAAACCAATCAGGCATTAATGTTTGACTGTTTTTTAGTTTTTGTATTTCTGTAAATATATTTTGTACGACAGGTGCTTGTTCTGCTACTCTAAAAAATTTACCAACAACAGGTAGTGATGCAAGTCCACCCATGATCTTCATAAATTTTCTTCTACTAGGATCTGATGGTCCACCTTCGTCAAAACCCATTCTTCCACCGTACGCTGCAGACTCTCTAAGCATGTCTTCTTGATCTGCAATAAATTCTTGATACGCTTCTGGATCGGTCTCTCTCATTTGGTTTATTCTTTCTTGTTCTCGCATACCCATCATTACACCTTCAATACCCATTAGACCCAAACCAACCGGAGTCATCAATGATGGTATCCTTGCACCCATGGCAGCGATTCTTCCCGCTCTTCCAAATCTACCAAGACCCTCTAAAGCTTGAAAAGGATTTAATGCAAACCTACCAGCTCTTGCTAAAATTCCTGTACCACTTCCCGCAACTCTTTTTCCTAATTCAGGTAGCAAAAGATCTGCCCCTGCAAGACCCACGTTAGGGTCTTCTTGTAATTCTCCAAACTCATCAGAGAAAGGATTTATGTCCACAAACTGTGATGCAGAAAAACCAAGTCCTGATGGGACAGAACCAAAAGCTTTAAGTCCACCTTTAAGAACTCCTCCGTAAATTTTTCTTCCTGTTGGAGTTAACAAAGGTGATGAAGCAGCAACTGTTCCTACAAGGTATGGATACTCTTCTATGAAACTTGGGTTTTGTTCTTTTGTTTGTTCTCCTGTTTCAGCTGTTTTACCAACTGTAGAGGCTATAAGACCACCAACCAAACCTAATTTTCCAGCTCTCTTAAACATGTTTCTTGTTTTAGTTGCTTCAGGAATAGGTGCTTTATCTGCTGTGGTTACGCCTTCTATTTTTAATAGTTCTTCTATTCTTGGGTCTCTAACATTTAAAAATTTATTTAATTTTTGTCTTCCAGTAGATTCATCGATTAAACCTGCATCAATTGCTTCTCTCAAAGTTTGTTCAGCAAGATTAGCTTTAATAGTTAAATCATCAAGGCTATTTATTTTAATATCTCCTAAATCTTGATCTACTAAACCTACACCAAGTTGTCTAAAAATATTGTCACCTCTTTTTACATTTAAATTAATAGGATCTATAGTGATTGCATTAACTCTATTTTTTAACAAAGGATATTTTTCAACTGTTTTGTTAACAAATTTTTGTATATCTTCATTTGATTTTATAATTTTATTTTGTAAATTTTCTGGAATTTCTTGCCCTGCATCAATAAATTTTTGAGCTTGTTTATATAATTTTTTCTGTTCTGGATAAAAATTTTTGTCTAACGCTTTTTCTAAAGTTTTTACTCCACCCTCATATTTTTTAATACCCTCTCTGTTAGCTCTATAAAATTGAGGATTTAAATCTTCAGGTCTTAATCTTTGTTTTAATCCTTTTAACTGTTTAATGCTAGATTGGTGTCCCATGTCAATTGGATCAAATAAAAAAGATTTTCCACTTATTCTACCGCTGGACTTTATTTTTTCTAAACCTAATGCTGCTTGAACTTCTTTTTTAAAATTAAAAAGTTCTTTTTCATAATCTTTAGAACCTAAAATATCTATTGTCTTTTTTCTTCTCTTACCAACTTTAGCTTTTTTTTCTGCCTCTGGAGCAGGGTCAAATTCTTGTATTCTTTCTTCAGAAAATTCTCCTAATTTTAATCTTTCTATTTCACCTTTATCTGCCATGTCTGATAAAATAGTGCCTAGTCTACTTTTAGATGTAGTAAGAGGTTCATCTGGAAAAACTAATTTTGCAAGGTTTTCTTGTTTTAATTTTTTATAATTTTCTTTTATTTTATTTCTTATAAAAGGATCTGTAAAATAATCTGCTCTATCTCTTTGTTTTACTATAAAATTTAAATTTTTAAATGCAGATTCTTTTTTAACTGCATCTACTGTTTGTCTAAATGCTAGATCATCATCAAATAAATCTTTGTCAATTAAATTTCTAACATCCTCATTAGAAAAAGAAGTTTTACCCTCCGCTATAAATTGATTTAATATTTTTCTAATCTCAGCTTTTTTACCTGTTTCTGATAATCTCCCTCTTGATTTTTCAATAGCCTCCAAACGTTTTTCTGTCATGATTGTTCCTGTTGCTTTTGGAATATTTTTTACAGAATCTCTATACGCTTGTGCAGCCTCTAAGGCTCCTTGTTTTCCTCCATAATCATCAAATTTAAAATTTTTATAAAATCTTTGACCTTTTCCCCCTTTGCCTCCTGCTTTACCACCTCTTATCACTTGAACTTCAAAAGTATCGGCTCCTGTTGTTGATAATCTAATATTAGGTCCATACAATTTAGAAAACCCCTCTCTTGATCCTAGATCCTCACCTTCAATAACACCGCCACCGATTGCAAACTTCTGTCTTGGTCGCAACATGTACGCCATCATCTCATTGTATTCATGTATCTTCATTATAATTTTAATATTCCAGGTAGTCCACCTTCAGCTTGTTTTCTTCTTGGTGTGCTTTGTAGTGTGGTCATTATCTCATCTGTGCTCATGCCTTTATCCATCATCGTTTGCACTTCATCAAGAGTTGCCACCGCTGCTGCTTGATTATTTGGATCAGGATCTAAGACAATATTTTTTAAAAGATCTCTATCTATTCTGTCACCAAACTTATTTATAATATTAATTTGTTCATCGGTTAAGTTTTCAAAAAGACCAGGTTGTATATCTTCTGCAAGTCTCATTAATTTAAATTGACTAGAAATTAAATTACCTGTTGACTCTTCTGCTGACTGAAAAGGTTCTGCAATATCATCAGGTCCACCACGTGATCCTGGTGGCACGCCTAATAAATCATACGCTTCATCATAAACTTTTAAAACATCTTTCTGGTCTACAGCGTCTCTATCAATACCTAAATTTTCAAACATATCATCAACAGCCATGTCAGCATCTATTTTCTTGTCGCCTGATTCAAAAATATTGTTTACTGCTCTTCTAACCTCTGTGCTAAGATTCATGCCCTGATCTGCAAGAAACTGTAGTAATTTTATTTTACCTGATTTAAATTTAGCTCTGGTGCTCATGATACCACCTTCAGCGTTCTTTTTTCTATCTGTCACATCAAACTCATCTAAAGTTTTTGCATACTCCTCTTGGTCTTTTAATTCTTGTAAAACTCTCTCAGCGTCTATGATTGACTGATCGTATGAACCTGCGCCTTGCATTTTAACCTTTAACTCAGGCATGTTTGCTCTAAATATCTCCTCGTAATTTTTAAACGATGTACCCTTTTCTAATTTAGATGCCATCGCGTCTGCAGCCTCTAATGCATCCTCACCGTAATATCTTCTAAATACATCGATTGGATCATCTGCTGATAATGGTGAGTATTCTGTGATTCTAAATAGATCTTGTTCATTTAATTTTAAGTTACCTGCTTTGTGTTCCGTTTTTAAAAATTCTCTCATCGCAGTTCTTAAATTACCTTCTGCGTAAGAACTACCACCAAGTGTCCTGTAACCAGGATTTTCTTTTTTAAATGGCATGCCTGGAGTTTGAAAAGGTTTAGCTTTATCTTTAGAGCCTGTAGGTTTTCTAAAACCCATCATGGCATCCATTAACTCCTCATTGAGATTAGTTTGTTGTTTATCTAGATCTTTTAGGTCTTTTAAATTTTGTTTTAATTCTTTTGTTAAAGAAGCTAAACCTTCTTGCTTTTCACCAGTTACATCACCTTTCATCATGTCCTTGGTTCTTTTTTCTGTGACTGATGCAGCTTTACCTTTGTCAAAAGTATCTTTTATTTGTTTTGAAAGTTTGTCATCGACCTGACCAAACTGTTGTCTGGCAAAATTAAAAAGGTCTTCGAGACTTTTGATGTCTCCCTTTTTGACCATGTTAAATGCTGATGCTAAAAATTTTAATACTTCTATTCTTGATGCCATAACCTACCAGTAATATTTATAATTTTTTCTAGGCATCTGTTCATCCTCGTAATCTTCAGGATGGTTCAACAGACCACCTTGTCTAAATCTCATGACCGCTTGCGTCGTGCTATCAACCAAGTCATCATGATCCCCATACGGGAAGGCAGCGCACTCCTCAATAACCTCTTGAGCGAACTGTTTATTCAAAGGTGCGTATATACTACCAGATTCAAACAAAGGTGCAACAGAATTTACACGTGTGTGTTTATCGTTACCTTTTGACGGGGTGTAGTTCACAACAGGTATACCCATCTGTCTTAACTCGTAAGTCAGTGGTAGCCCTGATGCCTTTGACTCAATCAGCACAGTCTCTGGTTGCCAGTAATCATATTGCTCTTTTGCGACCCTACGTAATTCTGGAAACTCTAATCTTTCTTTCAAAGCATCCAACAATATAAGTTTTGGTGGACCATCAGGACTGTCACGAAATATGCCCCACGTTGTTATGGCACTGTAGTCTGCGGTCTCTTTCTTCATGAACGCGGTATCATAGGATTGTATCACATGATCTAATGGTGGTATGTAATCCTTCTCCCAGTCCTGCCACCACTCACGTTTTAGAATCGCACCCTCTTCCGAGGTTGGATTCTGCATCCACTGCGCATTCCATTTGCCGAGTGATAACGATGCCTTCACTGATTCCAGTTCGTCGATCTTCCAATACTCCGGCCATACTGGCTTACCACTCGGCATTATTGCCGG